ATGGCATCGGTCAGACTCGTAAACAACAAATGGCATTACCGCATAACATGCTCGATAAATGGCAAGAAAAAATATATTGAGCGTGGTGGATTCAAGACAAGGGAAGAAGCAATATGTGCCGGAGAAGTCGCAGAACTTGATTTTAAGAAAACTAAACAATTATATTCTCGCACAACAATGCTGTTTTCAGACTTGGCTACTGAATGGATCGACGTTCACGGTCCGAATGTGTATAAAGAGACAACTATTCAAGGTTACAAAAAAGAATTGAGGAGTAAGATTATTCCTCAACTGAAAAATTATGAGATATCGTCTATTACTCCAAAAATGTGCCAAAACATTATAACCGATGGTGTAAACAGTGGCGTTACCAGAAATAGACTCAATCGGATAAGAGCTTGTGTTAGGCGTTGTTTTGATTATGCTTTGCGATCTGGCTATATTTCCTCCAATCCGGCAAAGGATATTTATATACCATACGTGCGAGCAAAAGCTGCCGCCGCAATACGCCCACCAAGAAAACATAGAGTTATTTCAAGAACTGAAGCAGACGCTATATTCACACGCTTTCCAGAGGGGCATTCAGATTATATTCCTTTACTTCTTGGTTATCGCTGTGGATTACGTCTTGGAGAGGCATTCGGTCTACTGGTGGAGGATATTGACTTAAATTCTGGGTGTCTGCACATTAGACGCCAAATTCAGTATGACGAGACTAATAACAAATTATATTTCACACAACCAAAATACTGTAATCCTGAGGAGTATCGAGATGTAGTCGTAGATGATGACACGCTCAGGATTTTAAAAAGACATATCAATAAGATTAATAAATGTTTTATACCTCTGGAATATCCGCAATATTACATCGACAAAAATGGATATTTATCAACTAAGTGTGGGGAAAGGATACAACCAGTTAATGTACGTATTGCTGACGGAACTTTTATAGGACCTCGTACCATGCAGAACGTTAGTCGGATTATTCACGGCAAGACATCGGATTTTAAAAACATAGACCCATTGTGGGATTTTCATTGCATGCGTCATACACACGCGTCAGACTGCATAGCTGCAGGGATGAGCCCGGTTAGTGTACAGATGCGATTAGGTCATAAAAACTTGCAGACCACATATAGGTATTACATTCATGAAACCGAGACACAGGTGACAGAAAGTAGAGCTATTTTGAAACAGATGTATTAGCAAAAAATTCTAGGGTTTTAGTGAAAGGAGGTGGTTGATATGGATGTAAAAGAAGAGATCCTGAGAATGTACCGCGATGAATACCTTACCATCGGTGAAATCGCTGGCGCATTACAGCAGGATCCTGCTTACGTCTTCTCAGTCATTTTCGGCAGATAATTGAGAAGATTGGTGTAATCGTACACCAAGAGAGGAGATCTTTCAAGGTCTTCTCTCTTTTACAAAAACTTCTTGGAGGAATAGTCATTTCATGTCAACTGTTATTCGTTCTGAGCTTTCAAGGTCTAATCCTTATTATATTTCTAAGCATAGGTATTATGAGTTAAAACATTATTGTTTACAGTATCCAGAATGGCAGAATGAAGTAGCCAAAATACGCGCTAGAAGCCTCATAGGGAGCTCTGTTATATCGAGCATACCAAACATATGTTCGAGTGACAAAACGGGCGATTTGGCGGCACAGAGCGCGGAATTAAGCTATTCTATGCACGCGATAGAGGAGTGTTGCAAGAAAGTCGGCGGAGATATCGAAAAATGGTTGTTTTTAGCAGTGACAAGGGGAGTAAGTTTTCCTGCATTAGAAGCTCGGGGTATACCGTGCGGAAAAGAATATTTTTATACGAGATACCGAAAGTTCTTCTGGGTACTTAGCCAGCTTCGCTAAAAATTCTTCTCATATAATGAGGAGGATAACTATATGAGTATGTTTATTTATGGTTTTTATCTTTGTGGTTGCATGTATACATTGCTTTGCGTCATGGTAGCCATACGCCAGGATACGATGCCTAGATTTCAAACACGTACGGATAAGTACGTAAGTTTGGTTTTATGTATTATATTTTGGTTTGTGATGATGCCGTACGGTATTGTGGCAACCATAAGATTGATCGAGAAAAACAACTGAATAGGGGTTTGATTATCAATAGATAGAGCTCTGGAACTAAATGTTCTGGGGCTCTATTTGTTTCGTGATTTTTTCACTTTCTTTAATGAAAGGGGGTTGACCGTGAATACGGCTTTGGCATATCTTATGACAAATCTATAATCACATTTTAACCCATTTCTATAAAAGAGTCTATGGATTTTTCCAAGGCTCTTTTTCTTTTTATTTAAGGAGGTTTTTTATGACGCATTATCTAGAGCATATAAAAGGTTTAGTTAATAAATATGTCTATCCCAATAGTATAGATTACAACCAGATTATATTTAACGATAAGAAAAAAATTGGATATATAGGCAAGACTACATCATTTCATCCTCTGATTAGGTTCGAGTGTGTGGAGTTTGATAATGTAACAATCCAGCTTATTGAACAGTTATATGACATATCAATAAATGAGGACTTTCATAAAATAACGCCAAATGAATTTGAGCACGTATTATCTGATTACCTTGCGTAAATTACAGGCTCTTTAATGAAACAGTGTATTCACTTTTATAAAGGAGGAGTAACTATATGAATATTTATATTTTGGTAGGAATCTTCGGAGCGGCATTAGGAATTATGCTCGGAGTGTTTGTAATAAGTCATTTGGTCTATTGGACTAAAGATTTATACAATCTTGTTACGGAGTTTAATGATTATAGAGCTATGAGAGATTATTATTACGACTATGAATTATCTGTAGCTGACTTTCTTGAAAAAAAGTGAACTGTTTGTCTAAGAGTATTATTTTCATATACTCTTAGATTTTTCTAAAAAACAAAGAGGTATGAGACAGATGGAGAATGATATTTTGGCTATTAAAACTAAATGGATGCGAAATATTATTTCAAAAGTTTTATCTAATGAAATAAAGAAAAAAACTGGAATAGATGTTGTAGTAAACATTAATGAATTAGCAGTTTTATCTCATGACGAGACTGCTAATTTAAATGCTAATTTAGCTATCACATTATCTATCCCGAAGAAAGGATTAGGTGATCTTATTGAGAAAATGGTCTAAAAAAGCAGATAGAGCAAATGCTTCAATTTTTAAAGAAGATTTGGAGCATGTACCTGAGATAGCCCAAAAGCATGGTCACTATAAGCCAAGCTTGGAACAGCAGCCTCTGCCATTTACACATAAATTAGTCGCAAAATCTAAGAAAACTTTAATGGTTTTGCTATTTCTATCAGGATCACTTTTAATAAAACCTCAAAATGTTCATGCTGCTCCACCTGGATATGATAAATACGGTGAGCTGGCAGAAGAATATTATTGTGATGACCTTGAGCTTCTTGCATGTGTTGTTCAGGCGGAGGCTGGTAATCAGGATTTAAAAGGAAAAGAATTGGTTGTAAATGTGGTTCTTAACCGTATGGATAGTGATCAATTTCCAAATACAATTAAAGAAATTATATTTCAACCGGGACAATTTTCCACAGCTACTGATGGGGCTTTAGATAGAGCATATTACACTGTAACGGAAGATGATTATCTATCAATTCAGAGAACTCTAACCAACAGAATTGACCGAGATATTTTATTTTTCACTGCAGGTGAGTATAACCCATATGGAACACCAGCCTATAAATATGGTGATCATTATTTTTCAAAATAGGAGGATTGAAATTGAAAAAGAAATTGTGGTTTAAACGCATTAAACATTTTTTAAAAAGAAATAAATCTAATATACTCTTTGGTTTAAGCATTGGTGGAACAGTAGCCGCCGATGTTCTTTTTATTTATGAGGGAAAAAAGCTCTATAAAGACAATGCAAAGCCAGACGCAGGAAGTTATATAAAAGCATATTGGTTACCGGTTACAGTGTCAGCGTTATCTGTTGGAGCTGGAGTCTGCTCACACAATGCCCTGGCGGCAGAGAAACTTGCGCTTGCTTCTTTAGCCGGTTTTACTACTGAGCGATATAACAACTTGAAAAATAAAACTTCCGAGGAGGACATTCTTGAGGCAGATTCTAAAACACTCGAAGATCTTATAATTGAGGCCGATGCCGCAAATGAACTTTACGATGACGTTGAATCTCCAAAACACTTATATTATCTGCCGCAATATGGCATTGCTTTTATGGCAGACGAAGAAACTGTGTCTACGGCAGAGTTAAATTTGAATATGTTATTTACTCATGAGATGGAGGCGTCTCTTGGAGACTTCTTAGACTTTATTGGTATAGAAGACCCGAAATGGCAAAGTCTTGGTAATTCTATTGGTTGGCGGTTTAACTATGACGATATTGATGATGGAATTCAATATATTTCATTTACTCAGTATCAGAAACCGTTGCAGGATGGAACGATGTGTATGTACATCTACTTCAATGTAGAGGCACAGACATGGAAACAATGGGATGAAGAATATCAAGATATAGAATACAAATAATAAAAGGAGCGCTTTTATGAAAGTAATTAGAATTGGGCCTGTGACGAACCCCACTGTTAGACTTATGTGCCCTGTTTGTGAATCTTTGCTGGAATGTAATTACAACGAGTTAGATGATAGTGGACCAATGCTCAAGGCTTTTTGCCCAGTTTGCGGTATGATAAGGCCTATTTCTAATGTGCCCTTAACTGGGTTGGACTATGAATCTTAACACGCATTTAAATCATTGTCTTTAATGAAACATTAATTATATTTCTTAAGGAGGTATATATGGGTTTATTTAAAGTATCTAATGATCCGCAACTCGAAGCGTTAATTGCAGAAAGGGACTATTGGAGAGATCAGGTAACTGCCATAGAGGACAAGAATAGCGTAGATGAAGAGTATTCTACAGCGTTTCAGAATTGGTGCAGTGTTGCTGATCAAGTTCAGAAGTATGAACAAAGTCATAAACTGTGGTATAAGTCAATCAATTGGATTGATGTTATAACCGCAGTTACTGGCCTTGTCACTGCTGGAGTTGGTATTGCAACAGCTGTCAATACGAAACATGCCATAGAGGAAAGTCGATATGAAGCCGAATTGGCGTATAAGAATGATCAGGACAATAACCTCTGCGATGGTAGAGTGTGGAATCAAAAAAATAATTTAAACAAATTTATAAAGTAACCAAGAGAGAAAGTAATTTATGTGATAACAGAGAGATCTAGAGAAAATTCTAGGTCTCTCTTGTTTTTTAAGGAGAAAAATGAAAATAGAAGTTGATTTTTATAAATATTGTCTTACCTGCAAGTATAAAAACTGCGATGAGTATGATGAATCTGAACCTTGTTATGAGTGCGTACAGCACACTATGAATGACGATTCCGAGAAACCGCTTTTATACACAGAGTAAAACAGAAAAAATTAAATGGAGGATAGTAAAATTATGAATACTTTTGCATATGTAGCTGCTATAGCAATTGCCGCATCATATATCTTTATATTTGCAACATATATCATCTATATTCGAGGCTATAATAAGAAATATAAAGAAGTATATCGTAAAGGTTATCTAGACGGTGTAAATAAGTGTATAGAAATAACGAAAGGTAGTATATCAAAAAATAAGTCTGTCAAAACGCCGGAAAATCACGCCTCTTAATGAAAGCAAAAATTAAACTTTTTAGCCAAAAGGAGGTGTGATAATGAAACATTTTTACAAAGGAGCATTGGCGATTTTTGGTTGTATTATAGCCGTCCCAGTATTTATAGCGTTATTGATTACGCTATTTGGTCTTGGGGCGCTAATAATAACAATACCAGATATCGTCATAGGAATTGTAATATTGTTGGCGATTTTATGCATACCGGGGTTAATAATTGGTTTGATTATTGGCTCAAAATAATATTGGAGAGCTCTGGAATTAAATATTCTGGGGCTCTTTTGCTTTTACAAAGGAGGATGACAAATGGACATTAATAAAATTGGTTTTAACAAAAGAATAGAGGGAATTTCTTATTGATGCGTGATTATTTCCTAAAGAGTCCAGAAACAGAAAAGGAGCATATATGAATGTTAAATTTTTGAAAGGAATATCTGAATTGAAAGCCGTTAAAACTATTCGGTCGACGAGTTACGCAGGAATGAAGTTTTATGCTAAACATGAAAGTGCGTTTTTGACGGCAGGGACAATTGGATTTAGTCTCGCCACAACTGCAATGACACTGGCAAATGCACGATCGATTTTAAATACTCTTGATGATGTGAAAAAGATGCTCTCAGAGGCAAAATCAAGTGAAGAAAAGCATGGAATTTACAAGGCTGCCATTAAAGAACTGGCACCAAAGACTTTGCCAATTATTATATTTCAGTCATTAACAATTTTCTGTGCTCTTAAATCAAAACAGAAGTCTGATAAGAAAATATCAGAGATGACCGACGCGCTTGCCCTTGCTAATACGGCAATAAGCAACTACAGAGCGTTTGAAAAAGAGGCTCAGGAAAAACTTGGAGAGCAGAAATATGAGGAAATTAAAGGAGCTGTTGCAGAAAATATCGTAGAGCAGAATCCTGAGACGAAAGCAAATACGCTGCCAGTATCAACAGATGTATCTGCGAATGGAGTCTATAAATATTGGGATAATTTTGCAAATAGGTACTTCTACTCAACAATGTCCCCATCGAAGATTCGCAACGAAATACACAATCTATCGATTAAATTCACAAAACATGAAATTAATAATTATGATAATGAGGGTAGGAGCATAGTTACGTATAACGACATCTACTCTTTGTTTAAAGATGATTCGCTTATTATCCATCCCGCAGGTGACGTTTGGGGTTGGTACGATACAGAAGCAGTAAGCAGTGGGGCTGATGAAGATGCAATATATGTGTACATCTCTCCAGTCGAAGATCAGTTTAACCCAGATCATAGTGTATGGTTTTTTGATCTTGAGGGCGGTCCTTTTTTTCGTAGAAGAAACTGAACTGCCTTATGCAGAGGAACGGATTGGATATTGGTATGATGAAGAGCCATTATATTAGCGAAAATTTCAACCCTATTAATGAAACAGATAACATATTTTTTAGCCAAAAGGAGGCAAAATTATGAAGCGTTACATCGAGGTTGTTGATGTTGATGACAATGGAAAGAAGACGGTTGTGAAGTCTGAGGAGAAAAGAAGTCTGAAAGAAAAGGTTAAAGATTTTGGAACTAAGCATCCAAAGGCAGCAAAGGCAGCAAAGATTATCGGAATTGGTAGTCTTGCAGTTGGTTGCGTGGCTTTTGGGCTGAGTAGATCCAAAAGATCGGAAACAAGTTCTTTTGATGAACTTCCCGAAGATGATCTGCAGCTTGATTCTGAGTTGGAATCAATTGAGACGGCAGCAGAAGACGCGACTAATGTCGCTGAAATCTAAAAATTATTAACTGTTAGAGATTGGGGTCTCGGAATGAATAATTCTGAGACTCTAATCTCTTTATTTTTGGAGGATTCTATGGAGGAAACAAATAATAAGCCGATTATTAAGGCGACCTCAAAAAACCATTCACCGGTTAATGACATCGGTAAAAAAGTTATGGAGGATTATATTGTTCCGAAGTCAAAAGATGTTATACATGATGCATTAGCTGGTTTGACGTCAATGATTGGTGACGCAATTCAAGGCGCTATTAATCAGGCAATTTATGGAGAGGACCGACCGCAGCAGTCATCTTCTGGGCATACAGGTTACAGTACATTTTATACAAAACCACAAAATATATCGGTATCTTCCACTGTGTCCAATAGCATAGGAAAACGATCATCTACTGAAGTTAAATATATTTGGGTGCAAAGTGAAGAAGATGCCCGGCTCATAACAAACACAATGCGGGATAATATTTCGCAGTATGGCAAATGTAAAGTAGCTGACCTTTATGAGATGGTCACTCCAAAAATCCAGACAACTTTTCAAGATTATAAATTTGGCTGGGTTGACCCGAATGGTATTGGTTATCACAAAGAGTACACGGGGGAGCATAGGGGAGAATATATACTTGACCTTGCGAAGCCTATTGATGTTACTAATGTTTAAAAACAGTTTATAAAGGAGTAAAACATACTATGAAAAAATACACTTTTACAGATGAAATTATTGAAGTTGCTGGAACGGTACTTCATCGTATTAAAGCTGTTAGAAATATATATGGCATAGACGGCGATATCCTTGTTAAAACTAACGAACTGGGTGGTTTCATCGAAAAGGAAAATAATTTAAATCATGCGGGTAATGCTTGGGTGTTTGATGGTGCTTTGGTATTTGATGGTGCTTGGGTACGTGATCATGCCGTAGTACGTGATCATGCCGTAGTATGTGATCATGCCGTAGTATGTGATCATGCCGTAGTACGTGATCATGCCGTAGTACGTAATCATGCCGTAGTATATGATCATGCCGTAGTATGTGATCATGCCGTAGTATGTGATCATGCCGTAGTATGTGGCGACATTTCAGTATGTGATCATGCCGTAGTACGTAATGGTGCTTGGGTGCGTGATCATGCCGTAGTATGTGGCGATGATAGAGTGTCTAGTAATACCAATATAACCGAACTTGATAATAAGGAGAAGAATGATGAATTTTAATACTATAACAAGAGCCGCAAACACATGCGGTCTGCTTTTAAAGAAACACGCGAGCACAATTGAGTTTGTTGCTGGAACAGTAGCCGTTGTTGCTGGCGTAGTAATGTTTGTAAAGTCTGCAAATGATATTGCAGATGTGAACAATGAAGTTGAGGCACAGAAGCGATTTATCGAAGAGACAGATAATGATGAAGACAGTTGGCCCGGACTTGAAATGACAAAGGGGTATTATATTCGCAATTGTATTAAAGATGACGCAGTAGCATACACTAAGGCGATGTGGAAAGCCGCTGGTTTGATGGCTATCGGCATCACGATGTTTGGACTTTCCCATGCAACTATTACAAATCAGTTGAAGGCCGTTAGTGCAAGTCTTGCAGCGACGTCTGCCTCATACGCTCAGTATCGCAAGAGAGTAATAGAGGATCTTGGCGAAGAAAAAGACTATGAATATCTTACCGGTGGCTGTATGAAAACCGTTGAGGTAAAGAAAGATGGAACGATTATCGAAACAACGATTCCAGTTCATGAAAATGCGGATAGTATCTATATACCGCATAGTTATATTTTTGACGAGCATAATATTAACTGGACTAAAGACCCGAAACGAAACATGTATTTTCTTGAAAGAGGCCTTACAGCTGCCAATAGGACGCTTGAGCAGGATGGCTTTATCTTTGAAAATGACATCTGGAAGCTTATTGGCGGTGATGCTTCTGATATGACAATGGCTGGCCAGTGCGCTGGGTTTCATTACAAGAATGTCGATGGATCAACGAATAAGATTAGTTTCGGCATAGAAAGAAATAATCCTGCAGCAGTGGCATTTCGCAATGAAGAAGAACCGTCTTACATGATTGTTCTTCAGTATTCTGATGGAAGACCTGCAGATGATGATCTATTTAAGTTTGTAAACCTTAGGGCTATTTGACAATTATATTTAATAGGAGGATAGATATATGTTCAGAATTATTGTTGGTATTATTTGTGGAACTGCTGTTGTGGCTGGAGCAGTCGCTGTTGCAAAACATAATAAGAAATATGCGACCGTCACTACTGAAGAGACTGAAGATAAAAGTGTTCTGAAGTCGATCAAAGAGGGCACAAAAAAGAAAGTTCTTGAAATTCTTATGTGGGTGATTGATCATAAAGAGCAGGTCGAAGCGGCGTCAACTCTTATTGGTATTGTAGCAGGTGCTATTGAAATTGGATCTTATATTAAAGGAACAAAGCAGAACAACGAAATCTTGGGTCGACTTGAACGCATTGAGAATAATGCATACGATCAGGGATGGAAAGAGTCATGGGATGAATCATTTAGACTGGCATTAAAAGCAAGTAAAACTGGAGATCCTATGAAGTACAGAGCTCCGGAATTTAATATTAATCGTGCCTTTAAAATTGAGGAGGTAGCTACAGCATGAGAAATGAAATCATAGCAGGATTAATTGGTCTGATAGCTGGTGGAGTTCTTGGGTTTGCAGTGTGTTATGAAATTAAAAAGAAAGAAATTGACCAGCTGAAGAATGATCTGCTTAATCTGGAGGAAAATGACGCCGAACCGATTAGTGACGAAGACAAGCAGACATACCACGATATTATTGCAGAAGAAGGGTATGGCCCGGAAGAGGACGAAGACGTTGAGACTTCTGAATCTGATGATGAGTCTGATGCACTAAATGAGCTATATATAACTTATAAGAAAAAGAAAGGAGATCGAATCTATCTTCTTGGAAATGAACCAATCGATAAAGAATATCCCGATATTGCCTATCGTCAGGAGATTTTGAATTATTTCTCTTACGACGATGTTGTATCAACTGAAGACGGTGATTTTGTTGATGTAGACGACGTGCTTGGGGATAAGCTCTTTAGTTATGATTGGAAAGGTCATATATGGGTTCGTAATAATAAACTTGAGATCGATTATAAGGTAGTTAGATATGATTGCAGCTACTATGATCATTTTGGAGATTACGGCCCAATTCCCGAGGAAGAGGATTCATATGAATGATGACGAATGATTATCTTGATTGGTTAATAAAAACATATGGAATACCGGGCTATACAAAGTTATTGGCACATCTGCATGATGTTGGTTTCAGGTACCAAATGGTTCTTGATGAAAACCGGGCGTATGCTGGGTTAAAACTTCGAGATGCATATGCATTTGAAGCAGGGGTTTATCAGTCGGATGTGGCTGATGGCCCCTGTTCTGTTTTGGAAATGCTTATTGGCTTATCAATTGACCTTGTGTATCAGACGGGTCTTAAGACCCCAGAAGAGTTCTTAGATGAGCTGCTTGGGAACTTGGCTCTGGATGATTACAGTGACCGGTATTTCAATGAGGATGAAGTCAATTATATTTTAAATCGTTGGCTTGACAGAAGATATATGCCCGATGGGGACGGCTCAGTGTTTGGAGTTGTGCCGGGCGCTAATATGTTAACACTTGATATTTGGGGCCAGATGACAAGATATATTGATTATCATTATCCGTTGGATCGTGACTTATTTGATTAAAGGAGAGTTATATTATGAATTGTGATAAGTGCAGGCATGAGGGAATTTGCAAGTTTGAAGATGATGCAAGAAAGTATGAAATGGATCTGCATAAATGGACCGATGAGCATAATGAAGGGCCCTTTAAGCGACCTGATTGTGTAGATATTATTGTAAAGTGCGAAAAGTTTGCTCTTAAATACATTCAGGGAGTACACGCAAAATAATAGGAGTAAAGGAGTAATAGCCCATGTATGATTTTTTGAAAGTACAAAAAAAGTGGGATAATAAGCTTCAAAGAAATGTGTATACTCCTTGCTATGTAATAAAAAGCAACATTAAAGATCTGATTATTCGTGGTGGTAAATTCTACGCAATTTACGATTACGATAGTGGATTATGGGAAATGGACGATTCCAGAGCCACTTCTCTAATCGACGAACAGGTTGAAAAATGGGTCCGAGAAAATGACAACACTGCTCTAATGGATGATCAGGAACATGGGCCAATTGTGAGGCGCCTTTCTGATACGTCAAATAATTTAATTAAAACGTGGCATAACTTCTGTGAGAGAGATTACCGGCCTGTATGGAGCGATAAATTTAAGCTAAATCAGAAAATTATATTCTCAAACACAGAAGTAAAAGCAACAGACTATGCCACGTTTAAATTAGATTACCCATTACAGGACACACCGACGCCTTATTACGATAAGCTTTGCGAGAGATTATATTTGCCGTCAGAGCAAGAAAAATGGGAATGGTTTATAGGGTGCCTTATTGCTGGTGATCAGTCAAAGATCCAAAAAATGCTTGTTTTTTATGGTGAACCCGGAACTGGTAAATCTACAATAATTGGAAAAGTAATTGCAGATAATTTGTTTGGCGGCTATGAAACTGGATATGTTGTAAAATTTGAGGCTAATAATCTCATAGGACATGATAGTTTCGGAACGGATTTTCTTTCAAAAGATGCAGTGCTTTGCTACGATGATGATGCAGAAATGAACATAATAACATCTAAAACAACGTTAAATAAAATCATCTCGCATGAGTCTATCAGAGTAAATGCTAAATTTGAAAGACCATTTAACACCAAACCAAACTGTCTGCTCATTGTTGGATCAAATGAGCCAGTTCAAATGAGTCCCAATTCGGGGATGAATCGTAGATTGATTGATGTTCGTCCAACAGGTAACAAGCTCTCTGCTGTAGAGTATGATGATTCTATTGGTCATTTACCTTTTGAAAAAAGCGGCATTGCTTGGAAATGTTTACAAGTTTATAAAAAACTTGGAAGACATTACTACGATCACTATATTGCAGAGGATATGTTATCTAGAACTTCTCCGTTTCAGAATTTTGTGGAAGAGAATTATATTTTGCTTAAAGACGGCATCAGTCTGGCCGCTGCGTACAAACTTTATAATGATTATGCAGCTGAGTGTAACTTCAAAAACGTACTAGCAAGGTATAAATTTAGAGACACACTTAAATTATATTTTGATAGCTATGAAGATATGAAGTTTGGCGGGTTTAAGCCAGAAAAAATCGGTTTAAAAAAGCCTGAATCAGAAACATCCAACACTCACCCATGGCTAGAGTTCAATTCCACAAATTCTCTATTTGACGAATTATATTCAGATGCACCAGCACAGTATGAGCAGGATAATCTAGACCATCCCTTAAAGTATGCATGGGACAATTGCACCACAACTTTGAAGCAACTCGATACCTCTAAGATTCATTATGTTCGAGTTCCAATTAATTTAATTGTTGTTGATCTTGACATTAAAGACGGTGACGGTAAAAAGAGTTTTGAAAAGAACTTAGAAGCTGCAAATAAATTTCCACCAACGTACGCTGAACTGTCAAAATCTGGATGTGGGATCCATCTTCATTATATTTACACAGGTGGAAACCCGGAAGAATTATCGCGCATTTACGGAGATAATGTGGAAATAAAAGTGTTTAATGGAAAGTCAGCTCTTAGGAGGAAGTTGACGAAATGCAATAATTTGCCAATTGCTCAAATAGCAAGCGGATTGCCACTTAAGGAAGGAGCAAGCGATGTGATAGATTGGGAGGGCTTCAAAAATGAGAAAGTGCTTCGCGCACAAATCGTAAATGCACTATTAAAAAAGCATCATGGTCACACAAAGCCTGAATGCGATTTTATATTTAAGATTTTGGACGAGGCATACCGGTCTGAGAAACCATATGATGTTCGGGATATGGAGAATGACGTGTTTACCTTTGCACTTAACTCTTCAAATAAATCCGAATACTGTATGGAATTAGTTAACCAAATGCATTTTTGTAGTAAGGATATAGATGAAAAAGAGAATATAGAAACATCCGAATACAAAGAGGCACCAATTATATTCTTGGATTGTGAAATATTTCCAAGTTATGAACAGGCAAAAAGAGCTGGAGCAGATATTCCTGAGAACATTCCAAAGGATACACCGGCTCTTTTTCTTGTTAACTGGAAACTTCAAGACGATGTACCGTACCAATTTGATGAAAACAGGAAAGTCATTCCAAAAGCAAAGCATAAAACTGTTGTGAGAATGATTAATCCTACACCAGATGAAATCACTAATTTGTTTCAGTACCGAATTATAGGCTATAACAATCGAAAGTACGACAACCATATGTTATATGCAAGAAGTCAAGGTTATACAAGTGAGGAATTATATAATTTGAGTTCAAAACTTGTAGCAAAAGATCGTGAGACTTCTAGTAAGGCCACATTTGCTCCTGCATACAACTTAAGTTATGCGGATGTCTATAATTTCGTGACCAAGAAGCAGTCGCTGAAGAAGTATGAGATTGATTTTGGCGCAACGCATTTGGAATGGAATCATCCTTGGAATTTGCCGGTTCCTGAAAAGGAGTGGACTAAGGTTGCTGAGTATTGTGACAATGATGTACTTAGCACAGAAATTACCTTTGATGGTTGTCATGATGAGTTTTTAGCAATCGAGATGCTTGCTGATTTGGCTGGTGGCACTGTCAACGACACGATCAATTCACTGTCAACAAAATTTGTATTCGGGGATGAAAAAGATCCTGTTCTTACTTATACAGATTTTACGACAGGGAAACAGTACACAACGGAAGATTACCAAATGCCGATTATATCCGAGGAAGACTATGCTGTACTTGGAGATGATTGGACTGGTATAAAACCCAATAACAAGAATCATTTTCCCGGCTACCATTTAGTCCGTACGACCAATGGGACACTTCATAACATGTTTAGAGGAATTGACATTGGTCGTGGAGGCTATGTCTATGCCAATTATGGTATGTATGGGCGCGCTGTTACAAAGGATGTAGCGTCAATGCATCCTCATTCTATTAAAGAATTGAATCTTTTTGGTGATTACACTTCAAGGTATGTGGATTTAATGGAAGCAAGAATACTTATTAAGCATGGGGAACTTGATAAAGTAAAAACTATGTTTAATGGTACGCTAGCACCATATCTTACAGAGAAAAGGTCTGTAAAAGCCCTATCAACTGCATTAAAACTCGTACTCAATTCTTTCTATGGAATGACCTCTAGCCCCGGTAATTATTTTGTAGCAAAGGACTCAAGAAATATTAATAATATAGTCGCTCTTAGAGGAGCGCTTGTTATGAAGATGCTGCAAGATGAAATTGAAGCTAAGAGATTTAAGGTTATTCATATTAAAACTGATTCTATTAAAATTGCTAATCCAACAGACGAGATTCTTAATTATATTGATGATTTTGGTAAGCAATATGGTTATACATATGAAGTCGAACATACATGGAATCGTATATGTCTGAAAGATGATGCTCAGTTTATTGGATTGCATGATACAGACGATCCTGAGTCGCCATTAACTTGGGAAGCTACTGGAAAATATTTTTCAGTCCCCTATGTATTTAAATCTTTATTTACGCATGAGCCAATTATATTTGAAGATTTTTGTGAGACTTTCAATGTCAAGCAGGGTGCTTTACATCTTGTAAAAAATGAGGGTGAACAAAATGAAACAGATGAATTTATTGGCCGTGTTGGTAGATTCACTCCTGTGATTAACGGTGGTGTGCTCTACCGAGTAAATGAGGGAAAACGTTATGCTGCCACTGGCACAAAAGGTTATTTATGGGCCGAATCAGATCAAGTTAAGACACTTCATTTGGAAAATGATATTGACAAATCTTATTACCAAAAGAAGTGCGATGATGCAATCGAGGAAATCAAAAAGTTTGGCAATTACGAATGGTTTGTGTCTGGTGTTGATAATTTTGGTTCATGCATGAATTTGCCAGAGAATCTGGATGAAGAAGTTCCGTTTAATTAATTATATTCATAAGGAGGATAAAGATGAACATTTACATGAATGGCAGAGACCTTATTATTGAGGGAGCTACAAATGAGCATATTCTTGGCGGCAGTTTTAGAAACTTTGCTGGAAACGAAAGAAAGGATCCTAAGACTGGTAAGATTGTAAATTCTAAAGGTAAGCGGAATTTTAATCTCAGGATTCCGAATGAATTTCTTGAAATCTTTGAAAAAGAGGGCTGCAATATCAAGCAGTTTGGGGGAAATCCGGAGGAGGGCGAAGACCCGATTTACTTTGTCAAGGTGAACATTAATACAGAAACCTCAGCTAGACCGCCTAAAGTGCAGCTTGTAAAGAATAATGGTGAACTTCTTGAGTTGCCTACTAGTAACTTCAATCAGGTAGATGGGATGTTTATTGACAATTGTGATATGGTAATGAATTTCTATCACAAGTACGATCCGGCATCTATTTATCTTAACCTTGCTGTTATTAAGCAGCACATGGATCCGATCTCGGCAAAGTATGATGCAGCTATGCACTCCGCTGGTCTTGACCCGAATCTCCCAGATAGAGATGATGAAGTACCTTTTTGATTAAAGTCTTATAATTGTTACGGGCGGTGGAGGAGACTCTGCTGCCCTTTTTATTTGGAGAAAAAACTACGATGATCACTATTCAAAGATGAGTCAGCGAGGAGTTTGCATGATTTTATTTGTTTTTTTTTAGGCATATATAGACAGTAGATGCTTATTTTATTATATAATAGTAACGAAGTCATAAATTTATTTGACTAGAGGAAAGGACACAAAGCGTTATGAAAACTATTAAGTATTATATTTCCATTATTGCAATTGCTATTTGCTTTGTAATACCGAATGCTAATGTAAAAGCGGCAACAACTCCTACGGTTTCGGTTAATACCGTTGCAAGTCCGTCCCTTAAGTATATGGCTGATGGTAATTTGTTTGATCCGGTTTATTACAAAAAGACTTACCCAGCTGTAATGGCTTATTTTGAAAAGACAAACGGATTTTGTAAGGATGAAGACCTTTACAATCACTATTTAACTTCGGGTAAAGCTCAGGGGTATATGCCTTATGCTCCGTCTGCAACACCGATTCAAGTGTATGATTTTGTGACTGTAAAGCAGTATGAAACTGTAGTGCTTAATATGCCAGACGTTTTAGAAACGCACATGGTTAATAATATTCCAATGACTGTTTATCTTAGTGATGGCGTTGGCGTTACGATGGTTGGTGACAAATATTATGGCCTATATCTCTTCTCCAATTGTTGGCCGGTAAACCCCGAATTTGCACTTTTTGGGTTGCCGAATATTGGACTGTGTGGCACTAACGATGGTGCGTGGGACCCAATTATGGTAGGTCCAAATTTTCTTGCAGAAATTAAGTAATATCAAGTAGAAAAAAACAAACTTTAATCCTAAAAGGCTCTGAGTTCTTTAAGAATTCGGGGCCTTTCTTTTTTTATCAAATGGAGATTAAAAAGAATGACAAGAGAAGAGATTTTAAACGAGGCTAAAAAATGTGTTTGTACTGATCGAAATGAACAGTATGGAGAACCGGAAGATAATTTTAAAATGATAGCGGCTTTGTGGAATGCGTATTTGAAAAATATTGATTTGCTGGACTCTCAAGATGTAGCAAACATGATGATTCTTTTTAAAGTTGCGAGAAACGCTACTGCTCTTGATAATCCAAAACCTGATAATTGGATTGATATAGCCGGATACGCTGCTTGCGGAGGAGAATGTATGTGAGTATAGAATTATATCCATACCAAAAAGATGCAATAAATAAAATGCATAACGGATGTATCTTAAATGGCGCTGTTGGAACTGGTAAATCAAGAACTGCCCTTGCTTACGTTCAGAAGAATGAAAAAGGTAAAGATTTATATATCATCACAACAGCCAAGAAAAGGGATTCTAAAGAATGGGAGGAAGAGGCAGAACCGTTTTCATTTTCTAATCTAATAATCGACTCGTGGAATAACATAAAAAAATATCAAAATATTTATGGGGCAATGTTTATATTTGACGAACAAAGAGTTGTAGGTAAAGGGTCATGGGTTAAGGTATTTTTAAAAATAGCTAAAAAGAATCACTGGATTCTACTTTCTGCAACGCCCGGAGATAGTTATAGTGATTATATTCCAGTGTTTATTGCAAATGGTTTCTTTAAAAATCGGACAGAATTTAATACTCGTCATGTTATATTCAAACCGTATATGAATTTCCCAGTTATTGATCGGTATGTTAATGAGTACGAACTTCGATCATATCAAAAGCAAATCTTAGTTTTTATGAAATCTCCACGAAAGATTCATAAGAACTATAAGAAAATAATGTGTTTATATGACCGAGTAAAATACAAACAAGTTTATAAAGATCGTTGGGATATTTATGACAACTGCCCGATTCAAGAAACCGGAAAGCTCTGTTACTTGTTGAGGCGGATTGTATGTGAAGATCCGGATCGTATTAATGCATTGAAGTTATTATTATACGACCACCCAAAAGCAATTATATTCTACAATTATACGCCTGAACTCCAAATCTTGCGAAGCGTTGCAAAAGAGATGAATTTAGATATCGGCGAATGGAACGGAGAGGTACACAGTGAGGTTCCAATTTCTGATCGTTGGGTTTATTTATGCCAGTATACAGCAGCGTCAGAGGGATGGAACTGCATTACTGCAGACACAATTATATTTTACTCACTTAGCTATTCCTATAAGGCAATGACACAAGCAGCAGGAAGAATAGACCGTGCCAACTCTCCATTTCAAGAACTTTACTATTTTTATTTGCAGTCATCTGCTCCAATTGATTTGGCTATTGCTAAAGCGTTGCATGAGAAGAAAAACTTTAACGAAAGGAGCTTTCTTGGAGTATAAAATTATAGACGATCATCCGAATTATTGTATCAGCACTTCTGGAAAAGTTTATAGTATAGAAGCGCTATCCAATGATCAATACAAGCTCGTTGAACTTCGACAAGATGTATCTAATGGGCATGCAAGAGTGAAACTCAATTATATTCATGAAGACGTTGGTCGTCTTGTGGCGAAAGCGTTTATACCAAAATTAATACCAGAAGCCAATAAAGTTTTCCACATAGATAGAAATACGTTAAGAAACGATGTTGCAAATCTATGCTGGATGACAGACTCAGAAACTAAAATTGCGTCTAGATGGAGCCGAACTTACTGTAAATTACATCTCCCAAGAGATTTAACAGCTCTTCGGAATAATAAGTTCGTCCCCATCTGAGCTAATAAAATTCATACCCTTTAATAGGAGAGGAAGAGAATATTTCTTTCTCTTTTTTATTTTTTAGAAAGGAAATCGTGTTGAGTAAAATAGAAAGCCAATTCCAATCTAAATTAATTAAACGCATTAAAGACGAATTTCCAGGATGTGTTATTGAAAAGCAAGACGCTAAATATATCCAAGGAATCCCCGATCTAGTTATATTCTACAAAAATAAATACGCAATGCTGGAATGCAAAGAAAATGCTACTGCACCACATAGACCAAATCAGGATTATTATATTTCCCTTTTTAAAAATTGGTCTTACGCAGCGTTTGTTTATCCAGAAAATGAGGAGCAAATTGTTAAGGAACTTCAGGAGGTGTTTAAATGACTAGATTTAAATTGAATGCCCATCCTGAGATCAAAGAGGGCCAGCATGCAATATTCGCTCCGTCACAAAAGTTTCTTACAAGAGATCAATTAACTACAGAACAATTGGACAATATCATTCGAGCAAAGTATGCAGCGCAAATCGGAACGATTATCCATGCTGAAGCAGCTAGGATGATTCTTCAAAAAAAGTCTGTTACAAAAGCAAAAGTAATAGATCGCATCTACAATGCTCTCTGGGAAGCGCACATTCCAGACAGGCTTAATACTCCGGAATTATATTTGGATACTGTTTTGCCGTATGTTAAAGACGCAATAGGCTTTGATTTAATCCCAGAGCAGCCAGTTGTTTATCAATATCCAATAGCGTATGGAACAGTAGATGCAATCAGGTATAACCCGGTTAAACACGAGTTGCGAATTCACGATTTAAAAACAGGAAAAATTGCAGCGTCACTCGATCAATTGATTGAGTATGCCGCTTATTTCTTTCTTGAATATCATCTCAAACCTGCAGATACAAGTATCATTCTTTGTATTTATCAAAATGGCGAGATACTTACTGGTATCCCAAAAGCATCAGATATTCTGCCTGTTATGTCCAGAGCAATTGAACTTACAAAGTATGTAAAAAACAATTATATTGGAGGAGATAATGATGCAGTATGACATTGAGCATTCTGGTGTCGCTCATGACGCTAACCCTCCCGGAAGAGGTTCTGGTCGTTATCCTTTCGGAACTGGTAATAGGCAGCACCAACATGATTGGGATTTTTATTCCAGAGTACAGAAACTCAAAGCTGCAAATCCTGATGCCAGTGAATCTGAGATAGCAGCGATGCTTGGATTTTATCAAGTAGATGCAAAAGGTGCTGTTATAGTAGATAGAGAAACGGGAGCACCTCTTGGCTCTACTTCCAAGCTTCGTGCAAGCTTACAGATTGCATCAAATAACAGGAAGAGAGATGAGTATGAGGAAGTTCTTTGGTATCAGACTCATACCAATCCTGCAACTGGAGAGCCCTACACAAACAGTGAGATCGGAAGAATCCTTGGGAGAAACGAATCCTCTATTAGATCTATTATTAAAACTGGCCAGAATGGCAATGTAAATAAAGTTACTGAAGTAGCTGATGCACTCCGCAAAGTTTCTGAAGAAAAGGGATATCTTGATGTTGGTAAAGGCGCAGAGTTAGCCCTTGGCATTTCTCCAGATGGCTTGAAAACCTCCATAGAAATGTTGAAAAAAGAGGGCTATACAATTCAAGAAGCCCGTCTTAAACAGGTTGGCTCGGATGGGACAAATGAGACGATTTTTAAGGTACTTTGTCCCCCCGGTTCAGAACTAAAGGACCCAATTTACAGACACATGGAGGATATTAAAACTGTTGACGACCCGAATGGTATTGAATCAGCATTAACTAAAAAAGGGTTGGGTACTCCTCCTAAGATTGATCCAAATAGAATTAAAGTAGTGTACGCAGAAGACGGTGGTACAGCGCGTGACGGTATGATTCAGATCCGGGCAGTTCGAGATGAGCATGGCAATCTTATCTCGGCTAGTCCGGATCTTTCTTTAGGTAATGCTAAGTATGCTCAGGTACGTATTGCTGTTAATGGCGGTAAAGAATGCATTACAGCAGACAACCCGCTTGGTATTAAATATATCAAGGGCATGGCTGTTTATGATGAAAACTTGCCCTCTGGTGTAGATATTTGCGTTAACTCTAACAAATCTGAAAAGGATGGAATTAAGAAAGCACTTAAAGATATTCAGATGAATAAAGATGGAAGCATTGCTTCTAACATGTTCGGCGCTTCTGTTGTTCAGACTGAGTATACAGACCCTAAAACGGGAGAGCGCAAACGATCTGCTATCAATCTGGTAGGCTCCAACGATGGCGATTCGCATAAAGAAGGCGCTTGGGGTGAATGGTCTAAGAATCTGCCAGCACAGTTCTTGGCAAAACAATCTTTACCACTTGTTAAACAGCAGCTTAAGTTGCAAATACAGGCAAGTGAAGATCAGTACAATGATATTCTTAGGCTCAATAACCCTGTTGTTAGAAAGAAATTACTGGAAAAGTTTGGTGATGAGTGTGACGGAGCAGCGTGTGATCTCAAAGCCGCGCCTATTGGTGGCCAGAAGACACATGTGTTGTTGCCTGTCAAATCATTGAAAGACACAGAGATATTCGCACCAAATTATCCTAATGGTACGACACTTGCTCTTGTTCGCTTTCCTCATGCAGGGCCATTTGAAATACCGATTTGTACTGTAAATAACAATAATAAAGAAGCAAAAGCTTTCATGAAGAATGCAAAGGATGCGGTTGGCATCAATCAGCAAGTAGCTTCTAAGTTGTCTGGTGCAGACTTTGACGGAGATACGGCTATTGTTATACCAATGACAAGAAAGAATGCTTCTGGAGCGTTTGATAAAGTCGTTAATATTAAATCTGCACCGTCTCTTCCAGGTCTGACAGGCTTCGACCCCACAGCAGAATACTCTGTTAAAAACCCTAGGTTCAGTGGCATGGTTGGAGGCAATGGTAAGCCCACTTTTAAATACTTTAAATCTGATAAAGATAAAGGAAAAGAAATGGGCGTTATCTCCAACCTGATTACAGACATGTACGCCAAAGGTTGTGATGATCCAATGGAGTTATCTAGGGCAGTTCGATATTCAATGGTGGTTATTGATGCTAAGAAACATGAGCTTAACTACAAGCAAGCTGCTATTGATTATGGTATCGACGACCTTAAACGTAAGTATCAGGCAAATCCTGATGGTTCGCATGGAGCCTCTTCACTTTTGTCAAGAAGTAAGAGTCCTACTGAGATAGCAGCTAGATCAATGGCCTCTAAAATTGATCCTGAGACAGGTGAACGTATTTATATGGCACCGACAAAGACCACTCAGGCAGATCGTAAGCGAGTTAGAGTTCCTGCTCCAGAGGGGTATCAGTGGTTTGATAAATCAGGGAATCCTCATAAATCTTCTTGGATGAAAGATGAGAACGGTAAGGATGTAACAAAGACGTATGACGGGGAGATTAAGAGGGGTAAGGATGGGCATTACTATTACGACAAAGGTAGTGGTAAAGAAGTATGGGAAACAGTAGGGTACAAACCCCGTACCCAGAAGATAGCCCGGATGGATACTGTAAAGGACGCCCGTGAATTATTAAGTGCAAATCCTACAGAAATCGAGCAGACATATGCAGCATACGCTAACCATATGAAGACCATGGGTAACCAAGCCCGGCTCGATTCATTGCGGGTACCTAACCTTGAATATAGCCCCTCTGCTGCAAAAGAGTATGCTACTGAAGTGAAGAGTCTTAATGACAAACTTACAAAAGCAAAGCTTAACGCGCCAAGAGAGAGACAAGCCCAGATTCTGGCTACCTCTATAGTTAATGGGGAGTTTAACAAGCGTACTGATTTAGACTCTGATGAGAAGAGAAAGATCAAAGGCCAAGCTTTAAAAGACGCAAGGTTTCGTTGTGGTGCTCAGAAAGATCGCGTAACTTTTACAGCAAAAGAATGGGAAGCGATTAATAAAGGCGCTATTTCTAATTCTAAGCTTGAGGATTTACTTAACAATGCTGACATGAATAATGTTATGTCTCTTGCATTACCCAAGACCTCCCGTATTAGTGATGCAAAGAAATCTCGTATTGTTGCTCTTGTTAATGCTGGTTACACTTATGAAGAAGTGGCAAGCCTTGTTGATGGTGTGTCTACATCCTCAATCAGCACCATTATTAACAACTAATATTCATTGTGAAAGGAAAAGTAATGAACGAAAAAAAAGAAATATGGATTACAACTGAGGATAATCCATACGATCCTTTCACGCAAATGGATCTGTGGATGAACTATGACTACCAGATGGGGTATAACACCTGTGGCCGGATAGCTAGACTTGCAGCCCCCTCTGACAATCTGAGTGATGAAGAGAATGATATGCGAATTGCACATGCCATTAACGATCTGTGCGAGACTGGATTCGTAGTTCTTCCAGATGGAAATGGAATTTCTCATTATCGTTTAGTTGTTGAAGGTCAATGTGTTCCTTGGTAAAGCAATAACAATATGCCTAGTGGTATAAGTATACCTGTGTATGGCATATGCTGTTGCTTTGTTATTTAAAAGTTAGTCTTTGACTTAAAAAAATAAATTAAATGCAAAATATTTTTATGTATTTTTGAAGGACTCCAAACTTGAGGTGACCACACTGAGGTGTTTGATATATGTGGTGACCCGGGGGAGGGGTCCTTAATTTATACACCCCCTTTGCATCGCCGCCAGCCTTGAAAATTCTCCGGGGGATTATATTCTGAAAAGTTTTTGACTTTTAAGCCCCTCTACAGAGTAGTAAGCATCCAAAGCATCGCAAGTTTTTGGTGGAACTATTGCTCCTTCCATCAATACAACAACCCACAAATCCTCCTATTATGTTTATATAAAATGTCGAGGGTGCTTATTGCTCTGTAGAGAGTCTTAAACAGCTGTAAAAGGAGCAATTTTATCATGAAAAGTAATAAAAAAGTTGCTGATACTCAGCCAAGTGTTCAAGAACCCTCATTAAAACATACTGCAACTACTATGGAAGGGCGAGAGAATGAATTAATAGCCCTTGCTTATGATGCAGCAGAAGAAAGAATAAAAAATGGAACAGCCTCTTCACAAGAAATTGTGCACTTTCTTAAGCTTGGATCATCCAGAGAACGACTTGAGAAAGAAACAATGGAAGCTGAGATGAGATTAAAGCAGGCAAAGATAGACGCGTTGGAGGCTGCTGAGAATCTTGAGAAGAAATATGCTGAAGCTATAGCAGCATTTAAAAGTTACAGTGGGGTTTTGGATGAATAATACAACAGATCTGTTTATTTCAATGTCAATAACTACAACTCTATTAAACAATAAAAATGATGAAAGCTTTTACACATATATTGTTGATGAAAAGGAGAGAAATGAAAACATATCAAGAACTTATTCGTATTCCCTCCTTTGAGGAGAGATTTGAATACCTTCGCTGTAATCAGAATCCATCGGAATCGACATTTGGTGGGCATCGAGTATTAAATCAGATTTTATATCAATCTCCTGAATGGAAAGAGGTTAGAAGGAAAGTCATTATTCGAGATAACGGTTGTGATTTAGGAATAACGGATCGGCCAATTCGAACCAAAATACTTATCCATCACATTAATCCAATTTCTATCGAACAAGTTGCCAATCATGATCCAATAATATTTGACTTGAATAATCTTATCTGCTGTTCTCATGAAACACATGAAGCGATTCATTATGGTGATGGAAAAAGGCTTATACCAAGTATTCCTGTAGAACGTAAACCGGGAGACACAACACCTTGGGCGTTGAACTAGAAAGGAGGCGCGGAATGATTGATAGCATTCTAGATTCCGTTAAACTGAATCTTGGGATTTTACCGGAGTACACTGCGTTTGATCAGCAGCTACTTATGAGTATTAATACTGCCTTTTCCGTTCTTCATCAGCTTGGGATTGGGCCTAAGGACGGTTATGAAATAAATGACAATTCTACAACGTGGGCCAAACTTATACCAAAGCCAAGACTAAACATGATAAGGTCGTATGTCTTTCTTAAGGTAAAGCTGTTATTTGACCCGCCAACAACATCATTTCTTCTAGATGCATATAAACAACAGCTTCAGGAAATGGAGTGGCGGATACGTAGTGAGATTGAATGCTCAACGTAACAAGGAGAGTTTATGACCGCGTTTCGGAAAAGAGGCACGAGCGAGAGCAGCGTTTAACGGTGTATTGCAACGACATTCAAGGAAAGGTTCGTCTTAAGCATGAATTAGATTACTCAGAGAATAAGGAACTTAGAGAGCGCATGAACAATGGCCAAACAAAGTTTGAGGCCCTTGATGAAATGGGATTATTAAAGTAACTCGATTAGAGCTTTAGAGATATTTTTCTAAAGCTCTTTTTTATTGTTTTTATGGAGATAAATATGACTGTACGCGAATTAGGTAATTATATTTGCCATCATGGAATCTTGGGGCAAAAGCATGGGGTATTAAACGGCCCGCCATATCCCTTGGGTAGTGGAGAGCACTCTTCTAATGAAAAGAAAGCTGCCAGACAAGCCGGAATTGATGTTGGAACAAGTTCAGGACAGGGTTCTATAGAGAATGTAAAGGTTGATGACGACATTCCTACAGATAGAGGATCAAAATCTGCTGATGAGAGCGCCAATAGTAGACGAGCGAAAGTTCAAGCAGCTATTAAATCTGGCAATAGGGAGCAGGTTAAGAAATATGCATCTGAAATGACCACAAATGAGCTCCGAGATGCGATTGCTAAGATTGATCTTATGGCAGATCTAAATAAAACGTCACCGTCTAAAAAAACTTTCGATAAGATCGATAAGGCTGTTTCTGCGATTGATAAAGCTGGAAAATATTACGATACAGCTACAAACACATGGAATCGCTTTGCGAAGCTTTATAACGCCTTTAATAAAGACGGAGATGATCTGAAAATTATCGGTGACAATACTCCAATAAAAACTGCTAAAGAAAAACTGGAGGAGAAACAAAAAAAGTTGGTCGTTAACTCCGGTAATGCAGCACTTATTCAGAAATATGCGAATCGCATGACTAATACAGAATTAAAAGATGCAACGACTCGCCTAAAATATCTGGATAGTATTGCACGGCGAAACTACGACAATATTAAGGATGATAGGGATGATAAGTAGTATTATATATCACCATGGGGGTTAAAGACCAGAAGTGGGGTTTGCGAAATGGTCCTCCGTATCCAATAGAAGATAAAGTTCTTGCAAAGGGAACGAGAGTGAATACTATTTCAATCAGAACAGCCAATGATAACGGCAAAGGTAAACGATGGATGTATACATTTAATCCAGATGATAAATGGGATTCTGCTGTATATAAAATAAACGTCATAAGAAAAAGAAGACTGATAAAAAGTAAATTCTATAATTAGGAGGTGCTGCTCAAAATGTTATCCAACACAGCAACTCCTAAATATTACGGGAGATTTCGCGATGCGGTTCTTCGAGGCGAGATACCAGTCAATAAAGAAATAGAAGCTGAGATGAATCGCATTGATGGATTAATTGCATCTCCTGATTATTATTATAGTCCTGACAAGGTAGAGGGATGGATTCGCTTTTGCGAAAGTGAGCTTGTGCTGAGTGATGGTTCTAATTTTCATATGTTGGACTCATTTAAATTATGGGGAGAAGAACTTTTTGGTTGGTATTATTTCGTTGAAGAACAGGTTTGGAACCCAAATGGTCTTAGGGGTGGGAGAGGTTGCTATGAAACTCGTAGCGTAAAGAAGCGTCTTACAACAAAACAGTATTTGATCGTTGGCCGAGGCGCGGCGAAGACTATATATGCCACATGTATTCAAGCATACTATTTAATTATTGAAAGCAAAACAACAACGCAAGTAATGGTAGCCCCAACAATGCCACAAACAGAAGAAACAATAGGCCCGTTGATTACTGCTATTACAAAAGCCAGAGGTCCATTATTGTCATTTATGACGCAAGGATCCATAAATAATACTACTGGATCTAAAAGAAATCGACCTATGTTGTACCCAACTAAAAAAGGTATTCAAAACTTTTTAACCAATTCTATTCTACAAACCAGACCGATGTCTGTGGATAGATTACAAGGGCGACGAGATACAGTATCGACCGTCGATGAGTTATTTTCCGGTGACATTCGAGAAGATCCTGTAGAAGCATTGGAACAGGGTGCAACTAAAAACCTTATTGGAGGTGACTATGTTATAGTGGTCACTTCATCTGAGGGAACAGTTAGAAACGGTGCTGGTGACACAGCAAAGATTGAGCTTTCAAAAATTCTTCGAGGTGAAAAATATGATCCACATACGTCAATATGGTGGTATAAACTCGACGATGTAAAAGAAGTTAATAACCCTTATTTATGGCTTAAAGCTAATCCAAATATCGGCAAGACCGTTTCATATGAGACATATCAGCAAGAAGTAGACAGAGCCGAAAGTGATCCATCTCAGCGCAACGATATCTTAGCAAAACGGTTTGGAATACCATGCGAGGGATTTACGTATTTCTTTACATACGAAGAGACATTGCCTTTTAGCGCTCAAAACTATAATGGTATGCCATGCTCGCTTGGTTGTGATCTGTCCCAAGGTGGCGATTTTTGTTCTTTCACATTTTTATTTCCGCTCAACTCTGATGCTTTTGGGATTAAAACTCTTAATTTCATTTCTCAATATACTATGGATAAGCTTCCAGTTGCTATGTATAACAAATATGAAGAATTCGTTAAAGAGGGTAGTCTCATAATTATGAATGGAACTGTTCTTGATATGCAGGAAATTTATGATTTGGTTGATAACCACATAATTGCTCACGACTATGACGTTCGTTGTCTTGGTTATGATCCATATAATGCTGCAGAGTTTATTTCAAGATGGTCCAGAGAGAATAGTGAATATGGTGTAGAAAAAGTGATTCAGGGAGCTAAAACTGAGAGTGTTCCTTTAACAGAATTAAAGAAACTCTCAGAGCAACGGAAACTTATATTTGATGAAAAATTATTTTCTTATACCATGGGTAACTGCATCATCATACAGGATACAAATGGTAATAAAAAGCTTATGAAAAAAACATATGAGGCCAAAATTGATGCCGTTGCAGCAATGATGGATGCTTTTGTAGCCTTTAAGCTAAATAAAGATTCTTTTTATTAAAAGGGAGATGAACTGTGGAAACTATAAAATTTGGAGAGAGCCGCAAATTTAATATGAAGCTATTCGGCCAAGATAAGGCTGGCGGTATTTTTGTGGACCTATATTCTAGTTCTGTAACATTTAACGAACTTACTGCGGCACTAAATGGTTACGGTGGTGATATTTATACATTTAATGAAACTGACGAGCAGATTGGTGAGTATCACAATTACGAAGACAAGCCAACCATTCATACTAAATATGAAACAGATGGTAATGGAAATGAAGTAATATGCTTTCGCGTATATTTGAAAAACATACAGTCTGAAAATATTAACACAATTAACGAAAAACTTAATATATTAACTCAGAAAATAAACACGTTATCAGGCACAATATTACAAAACAACGAAAATGTTGCGATTGCCTTAAACGCCATTACAGCATTGTATGAGGCCGGCCTTACTGAAACGGAGGGGAACTAAAATGAAAAGAAATTTTGCAATTATCATGGTTTATGTTGCGCTTATTAAGCTTGGTCTTAAAACTCTTGACTCTATTAAAGACCCTGTTACCCGGCAGCAGGTAGAAGAGGCGCTGAATAAATAACACAGATTAGGAGAATTTTATGCCGTCAATTTTTCAAAGAGCACGTTCTGGGTGGAACGCTTTTTTAGGAAGAGATCCGACGAGACATGATGATATATATGAATCGGGTTTTAGCTATCGCCCAGATTACGTACGATATTCATATGGAAATGGTAAGTCAATCGTATCCAATGTGTATAACAGGATAGCCGTGAGCGTCGCCGCTATAGAATTTAAGCATGCAAAGGTTGATGAGAATGGCCAATATATAAGCACAATGGATTCATATCTAAACGATTGTATAAACATAGAGGCAAATGTAGATCAAACAGGTCGAGCGTTTATTCAAGATATTGTTGAATCCATGCTTGATGAGGGTACCATTGCCGTGGTTCCGACTGACACCGATTTCGACCCTACTGGAGAAAGTGAAAGATTTGATATTTTTGAAATGCGGGTTGGACGGATTATAAAATGGATGCCGTCTAGTGTAATGATTCGTGTCTACAATGAAAAAACTGGAATGTTTGAAGACATCCGGATGCCAAAATCATCTACCGCTATTATTACCAATCCATTCTATTCAGTGATGAATGAGCCAAATTCGACACTCCAACGTCTAATACGTACAATTCATAAACTGGACAAACTGAATGATGAAACCTCAAATGATAAGTTTAACATGATTATCAGTTTACCATATGTTATTCGGACAGAGGCGAGACGGCAGGAAGCCGAAAAAAGAAGAAAAGAAATTGAGAATCAGTTGGCCAATTCTAAATATGGGGTAGCGTATACAGAGGCAACCGAGCATGTAACCCAGTTAAATCGTCCAATTGAAAATAATCTCTGGGCGCAGGTGAAGGAGCTTACAGTCGAACTTTATAATGAGCTTGGATTAACGCAGGCAGTTATTGATGGTACAGCAGATGAGCAGGCAATGATCAATTTTTATAACAACACAATTGTTCCTATTTGCTCCGCAATCTGCGACGAGTTTATACGTAAGTTTTTATCAAAAACTGCACGTGCTCAAAATCAATCAATTACATTCTTCCGAGATCCATTTAAACTTGTTCCGGTTAGTCAGCTTGCTGATATAGCAGATAAGTTTAGGCGGAATGAAATCATGAGTTCTAATGAAATACGAGCTACAGTCGGCATGAAACCGTCAGATGCTCAGAATGCCGATGAACTTCGTAATCCAAATCTAAATGCAGCTAAGACTGAATCTACAGATGACTCCCAACACAATTTACAAAGTAAAGAAGGTGTAACAAATGCATAATAACTATGATTTTGCTGGATGGGCCACAAAGAATGATGTTTTGTGCACTGACGGCAGAGTAATACGTAGAGATGCGTTTGCCAATCAAGATGGTACGGAGGTTCCACTTTTATGGAATCACAGGCACGACTCGGAAGCTGAAGTTCTTGGCAAGGCTTATTTGGAAAATCGCCCAGAGGGAGTGTATGCATACTGCTATTTTAATGATACAGATGGCGGTCAGCGTGCAAAAAAATTGGTTAAGCATGGCGATATTTCTGCGTTGTCTATCTGCGCTAATCAAATAAAGCAGATTGGTTCAGATGTTATTCACGGTCTTATCCGAGAAGTATCTCTTGTTATTGCAGGAGCAAACAAGGGTGCCAGTATTGATACGGTAATGGCGCATGGCGAAATTAGTGAGGAAGAAGCAATAATCTCATTCGTTGGGTATGATAATTTGGAAGTGTACCATGGTGATGAAGATGGAAAGGAAATAAATATGGATGAAGAAAAGAATCAGCAGGATAAGAAAGAAGAGACTGTAGCTGATGTCTTTAACACTCTGACTGACAAGCAGAAGGAAGCCGTCGCAATTATCATTGATCAGATTCTTAAAGATGAAAAGGGTGTCAAGGATGATGAATCCGGCGAGAAGAAAGATGTTAAACACTCTGACTCTCTTAAAGAGGAGCTTAATGATACTGAAACAGTTGAAGATGTTTACAACACATTGACAGACAAGCAGAAGAGGCTTGTTAATTTTCTTGTCAATAAGGCTTTTGAAGATGCAAAGTCTAATAGTAAAGGAGATAATTCTATGAAGCACAATGTTTTTGATGGAACCGCTGAGCATGATAATGTGATTTCTCATGCTGACCAGATGGAGATTCTGAATATGGCAAAGAACCCTACGGTCGGCACATTTAGAAACGCACTTCATGCTTACGCAGACGATAATGGCATGGAGCTTATGCATGCTGAGACGGCCGCGGCTAGTGGCGTTAAGCCGAATATGGTCGAGCAGCTTTATCCTGACTATCAGGATGTAAGACCGGGCGAGCCGGATCTTGTAACTAATGATCAGTCGTGGGTGACTGCGGTTCTTAATAAGGTTGAAAAGAGCCCCATCTCCAGAGTTCGTACCAAGGCGGTCGATATCCGTGAACTTGAAAAGACTGGCGCTAGAGGATATAAAAAGGGCAACAAGAAGGTAGTTAGCGCTAACTCCTCCGTGCTTCGCAGAACGACCGATCCGCAGACGGTCTATGTTAAGGGCGCTCTGAATAGAGATGATATTGTCGATATTACTGATTTCGATTACGTGAAGTACATGTATGGCGTTGATAAGCTCGTTCTTAACGAGTCTCTTGCCACGGCAATTCTGATCGGCGATGGTCGTGATGATTCTGATGAGGAGAAGATCTTCCCGTCTCATATTCGTCCTATTTGGACTGACGAAGATATTTACACAATGCACGTTGACCTTGAAATGGATAACGCGGATAAGGCAGCGTTGCAGGGAAGTGGGACCGATACGAATTTTGGAGAGGGCTTTGTTGTATCTGAAGCAATGGTGTCCACTATTCTCAACGCGAGTGAGGAATACAGGGGTACTGGCACACCGGACCTGTTTGCTCTTCCTAGCACGGTAAATAAGATGCTGCTTGCTAGAGATAAGAACGGCCGTCGTATTTATAACTCTATTGCAGAGCTTGCCACTGCGCTGGGCGTTGGTCATATTTATAAGGTAAAGCAGTTTGTTGGAAAGACTCGTAAGACTTCTGAAGGAAAGACAAAGAAGCTGCACGCCATTTATGGCAATCTTGGAGACTATACCACTGGCGCTACTAAGGGCGGGCAGATCACTAGCTTCAATCAGTTTGATATCGACTTTAACCAGATGAAGTCCTTGATCGAGACTCGTACGTCTGGCGCGATTTCGCGTGTTCTTTCCTTTATTGCAATCGAGGAGACTGTAGAAACTAGCAGTATTGGCGGCTGACGCTAATGATCAAAATGGAGGCAAATATTCATGAAATGGTTTGGTGTTATAGCGTTCAGCAATCAGGTAGAGACTAAACCCGGAATTTGGGAAGATAGGCCGGAACGACGGCAATATTTTGGTGATATTATCCGAAATTCAAAGAGAGACCAATTATCCGACCAGATCAACGCTGATATTGCAGTAACGAACCAGCTCAGTGTGATAGCTGATCCTTACCTTGTGAATTGCTTCCATTCGATTTTATACGTTGAATTTATGGGTTCAAAGTGGAGAGTCAGCTCTGTTGAAGTGGGATACCCTAGGCTGACTCTTACTTTCGGAGAACTCTATAAGGGAGATTATGATGAGGCCCAGAACGGAACTCCATGATATATTATGTAATGTTCTTGGGTCGAGGAATTGCTATTATCAACCTCCCACAGGAACACAAATTAAATATCCCGCCATTATATATTCATTCAATAGAATAACGACGATGGCGGCTGACAATAAAAAGTATCTGAAATGTAACAAATACACAATAACACACTGCTATAAATCCGTAAAAGAATCTTTGGTTGAAACATTACCGGAGGCTCTTTTTTATTGCTCATTTGATAAGAGATTAATAGTCGACGGGATTTATAACGATGTATACACCGTATATTTCTAAAAAGAGAGGAAAATTAAATGGCTGAGCATAAAAAGCTTGTATGGGATGCTGTCGGGGAAAAGCGTTATGAAACTGGTACCGATAGAGGTGTACTTTATCCTCAGGTATCTGGAGCATACCCTAAGGGTGTTGCGTGGAGCGGATTGATTTCGGTTACACTGTCTCCGTCTGGCGGCGATGAGAATGCGTTCTATGCGGATAATATTAAGTATGGTTCTATTCGAGGGGCAGAGGACTTCGGCGGGACGATCACGTCTTATTATTATCCGGATGAATTTGCAGCTTGCGATGGGTCGACAAGTGTCGCTACTGGAGTTACCATTTCTCAGCAGAAGAGAACTCCGTTTGGCATGTGCTATCGGTCCCTGATTGGCAATGATGCTGACGGAATTGGCCATGGATACACTCTGCATCTTATTTATAATGCAACGGTTTCTCCGTCCGAGAGAGAATATCAGACTGTGAATGATTCTCCGGAAGGAATTGAATTCTCGCATGAGTTTTCGACTACTCCTGTAGGAGTGACAAAAGTTGAGGGGGCAAAGCCTACAGCTCTTCTTGAGATCGACTCCACCGTGGTGGATGCGGAGAAACTGAAGCAGCTTGAAACTATTCTGTATGGTTCTGATTCTGCGGATGCTAGACTTCCGCTTCCGGACGAGGTTATTCAGTTGTTCAAAGGTTAACAAGAATCATTATATTTCGCGCTACTCCCCGATCAGTTTTTAATGAATTGGTCGGGGGGAACTTTTTATTTTTGAAAGGAGCAATACCTATGTTTAAAATTACAGAATCCTATACTGATTACGACGGAAATCCGAGAACAGAAGATTTTTATTTTAACTTCACAGAAGCCGAGATCACAAAGATGCAGTTTGGGACCACGGGAGGACTCGCTGCGATGATTAACCGTATCGTTGCTGCTCAGGACACTCCTAGGTTGATTGAAATCTTTGAAGATCTTATTAAAAACGCGTATGGTATCAAATCACCAGATGGCAGACGTTTTATCAAAAGACCGGAACTTACTGAGGAATTTACTGAAACGGAAGCATATTCGCAGATTTATATGAGACTTGCGACCAACGCCGAAGCTGCAACGGAATTTGTTAACAATGTTGTTCCGAAGAAGCAGCAGGAGGAAGCAAAGACAAGTGTAATTCCTGCGGATTTTAAGAAATAAATGAGGTGGTAGAGAATGCTTGAGGTGAATGTCCCGGCAAGGGAATATTGGGATGCTCAGAAAGAAGAATTCTTCAAAACGAAAGAAACAACCCTACGCCTTGAGCATTCTCTCATTTCTCTTACAAAGTGGGAGCAGAAATATAAGAAACCGTACCTTAGCCAAGGCCCCCAAACGACAGAAGAAAGTATGTATTACATTCAATGTATGTCGCTTGATAAAAACATAGATCCGTATGTCATAGCAGAAATACAGTTTCACCCCGAGATTTTAAAAACAATCGAGGAATACATTCGTGATCCTATGACTGCGACAACAATAAACTCTAATACAAAAGAAAACCATACGAAATCAAAAGAGATACTCACAAGCGAGCTAATATATTATTATATGACAGCTCTAAATATCCCTTTTGAATGTGAAAAATGGCATTTAAATAAATTGATTACCCTGATCGAGGTTGCGAATGTAAAGAATAATCCTAAGAAAATGTCGAAGAATGAAGTGATGAAACAAAATACTGCTCTTAATAAAGCGCGAAGAGCGAAATATCATTCTAAAGGCTAATTATTAGCCAAAAAGATTCAGCAATAATATTACTATAAACATCAATACCAGTAATCCATACATCATACCAGTTTCTATCAAATTATTTTTTGAAGTGTTTTGTGCATTTTCATGCTGGTATTTTAACCGATCTCGCTCAACTGCACTAATATCATTGTGGGTAATATTAATATTCTCTGTATGGACAGAGTCGTCATGTACTAAAATTTTTGTTCCACAATAGGTGCAGTAGCAGAAATTTATCCCTTCTTTCACTTCTATATCTGCTTTGCAGTTTGGGCATTTCATTGAAATTAACTCTACCATTATTTTTTATCCCTAGGTTTAGATATCGTGGTAACTTCTTTATTTTTATAGAGAATAGAAGTGGTCTTTGTATCGTTTACAGCATCGTAATGCGATATGCCGGGCAATCCACGTTTTTCTGTTCTGAAAAATGTAAGACTATCCCCGGGATTTTTTACAGGTGCATCATCGTTATCTTTGTTGAATAAACTTAAGAAACCCATAAACCGATACCCCCTATTGAGGACAATTATACCACTTAGCATGAAGTATTCAAGGTGATCAAAATGGCAAAAACTATGACGATTGGAATGAGAACAAAAGGCGATTTTAATAATTCATTCAAGTTTTTGCGAACATTAAAGGAGCGCAGATTTCTTTCACAACTTGATAAATTCGGTGAACAAGGCGTTGAGGCGCTGCGCGAGGCAACACCAAAAGATAGCGGTCTTACTGCCGATTCGTGGAATTATGAAATTACAAATGATGGCTCTAAGCTGTCGTTGATTTGGTATAACACAAATATAAAACCCGGTTATTACAATGTAGCAATCATGATTCAATACGGTCACGGAACAGGAACAGGTGGATGGGTAGAGGGGATTGATTATATTAATCCTGCGTTACGTCCGATTTTTGATCAAATCGAAAAAGATATTTGGGAGGAGGTGCGGAACTCTTGAGCAGTACAATAGATGAACGTGTTGTTCAAATGCAGTTTGACAACGCACAATTTGAATCTGGTGTTCGGCAGACTCTTCAGTCACTGGAAAAATTAAATAACTCTATCGAAGAAAATACAAAAAAGGGTGGTGGAGCATCTTTAAACTGGCTTGAGAAGTCGCTTTCTGCTGCCGATTCTAAAATAATTTCTATTCAACGAAATGTGCAAAATCTGAAAAATACATTCTCTGTTGCTGGTGTTGTTGGTCAGCGAGTTGTAAACAACATTACAGACTCTTTATATAAAATGGCTATTAATTGCGGTAAGACTCTTACTGGCATTAATAGTATGACCTCTGGATTTGATAAATTCGGGCAAAAAACAAAGGCGGTTTCAACCTTGATGGTTGCTACTGGGGCTTCTTTGGATGAAGTAACAAAAACTGTAGATGATTTGGCATGGTTCTCAGATCAGACTTCGTATAATTTTACCGATATGGTTGATAATATGGCGAAGCTTACTGCGTCAGGTGAGAAAAATCTTAGTCAGTTGGCTGTTTCCGTCAAAGGTTTTGCTTTGGCAGGCGCTAGGGCTGGTGTTGGTGCCGAAAAAGTATCTCATGGCATGTATCAGTTATCACAGGCTGCTAGTCGTGGATATATTATGCTTCAAGATTGGCAGCAGGCATTTGGTCTTACTAATATAGCATCCGCTACGTTGAAAAAACAGCTCATTGAAGCTGGCGGTGCTAGTGCAATTGCAGCTGGTGCCAATAGAGATTTTAATGGATCTCTTCAAAAAGGCTGGCTTACCATGGATGTATATAACAAAGTCATGAGTCAGTACACAGCTGGAATTAACCAAGCCAACTGGGATACGGAAGAATACACTTTTAAGAATAACGAAGCGACAAATTCTACAACAGAGTTCTCTAAGGCGGCGTTTCAGGCAGCGCAAGAGTGCCGCACATGGTCTGATGTTGTTGACGCTGTAAAGGACGCAATTTCTACTGGATGGTCTAATAGTTACGAGCTTATCTTTGGTAATGTTAATGAAGTGCGAAAGCTTTGGACTGGTATCTGTAATTACGCAATTGATATTTCTGACCGTTTTACATCTGCAAGAAATAATCTTTTAGCCGAATGGCGGAATGCCGGAGGAAGAGACGAACTACTTAAAAGCTTTGTTAATATATTGAATGGTGTTCACAGACTTATTCAGCCAATTAGAGAAGCGTTTCAGGAAGTATTTGGCGGAATAAATGGAGAGAGATTAGCAGGAGCGACCGCTTCTTTACAATCTTTTACAAAAAGTATTCAGCTCTCAAAAGAGCAAATGATTGAAGTTAAGAAAGTATTTCTTTCTATATTTAACACCATCAAAACCGTTTTCAACGCATTAAGTCCATATAAAAAACAAATCCTTATATTCTTTACTGTGCTGACAGTTTTAAAGTCAATTCAAGGATTAATGTTGGGCGGTCTAGGCTTTGGATCATTTGCCGCCATTCTCAAAATAATTGTTGGGCTTGGTATACTTGGTCATTTCACAAAGCTTAATAAAGTAGTTGGCGTAACGATATCTATATTACAAAAATTCGGCTCGACGATATCTAATGTTGCCAGTAGAATTGGAGGCTCTAAAATTCTCCAAGGGTTGATTACTGGACTTAAATTGGTAGGCGCAACGATTGCGTGGCTGGTAATTCAGGCTGTAAATGGAATTGCGACTATAGTAAATAAAATTAGATCTTCTAATGTCTTGGATAGCTTACTCAAAAAATTGTCTAGTTTTAAAGAGTTTGCTGTCGGGGTTATAAACAAACTTGCAGAAAGAATTACTGGCGTAAAAGATTTTAAACTTGATAGTTTTGATAACTTTTTGTTACTCATTAAGGGTATTGCTACTGGGATAGGGACAGTTGCCGGTAGTGGAATTAAAAATCTTTCTAAGTTGTTTAGTGGACTTACCACTCCGTTTTCAAAGCTTATTGAATTGTTGAAAGGTGGAGAAAAAACATTTGATAGTGTCAATGGTACAGTTGACAAATCAAGGCCATTCATACAGGGAATGTCTGGCGACCTTTCCAAGATGAGTACGAATATTCTTGGGGTAAATGCTGCTACAGGGGCATTTGTTGAACAACTATCAACCTTTTCCAAAAGTGGTAAAGGAATATTTAAAAATTTTGCTACATTTCTTTCAAAAATTAATTGGCAAAACGTATTTGCTGTTGGTGCTATTGTTTTATATCTTTTAGAAATCAGATCCTTATCTAAAGGCGTTAGTAGTTTAGCTAATGTGTTCACTGAGTCTTCACAGACTATAACAAAGTCTGTCAAAGGTTGCTTGACAAGTATAAGCGGTTTCTTTAAGTCTCTAACTGCCGAAAATAAGACTAAGAGGTTTAGAGATATCGCTATTGGGATTGGCCTTATTGCTGGTTCTCTAGCGTTACTATCTATGGTTGCCACATATAATAGTGATGGCTTAGATCATGCGCTTGTTGTATTGGGGGCGATTGCAGTTGGTCTTGTTGGTCTAACATACGCCATATCTAACATTTCTAACAGTATCAATCCGGCTGGAGTTGTTGCAATTGGTATAGCTCTCGCTGAATTTGGTGCAATTCTTTTGGAAGTCAGTGTTATCCTTGGAATTATTACGGTTATAACTACGCATTTCATCAATTCTTCCTCATCATTGGGAGAAGCAATAGGAAAAATGTTTACTCCTGTTGCTGTTCTAATCACAATGTTTGTTGGGTTAGGCATGGCGCTAGCAGCTGTTGCCGCTTTTTCTCCAATGCTTTCAACGGCGGCAATGACGTTACTCAAGCTTGGCGGCGGTTTAGCAGCATTTGGTGCTGGTCTTACTGTGTTCAATATATCCATTATTACAACCATAGTACTGATTAAAGTTATACTTGCTCAACTCGCTTTATTTGGAGCGGAAATCGTAGCGGCAGCTGTTGCATGGACAAAACTGAGCACCGGCATGAAAGCCGCAAGTCTTGTTGGCCTCATTGTTGGCATAGCAGGCGCAATAGCGCTATTTTATGCAGTTGTTAAAATCGGAAAGAAAGTCGTGGATGATCTTGCCGGGATGACGCTCAAAATGGCTATGTCTATATTTGTTCTTGCTGGAGCAGTAGCAGTTCTAAGTAAAGCGATGGCGATACTTGGAAAATATGGTGGGGACCCGATACGCGATACAAAGATTCTGGCGGCCGCAATTGGAGGCCTTTATGCCATAGTGCTTATAGCGTCACAGAGCACTGTTCTTAAAGCAGCTAATAATATAAGTACTCTTTCTAAAGCTCTTTTAAGATTTGCAATTGCGCTTCTTGTCGCGGCAGGAACGACTGCTTTATTTGGAAATATGGATTTTTTTGTGTTAATGAAAGGTTTTATTGGTATTGCCACTACATTGTTAGCGTTTGGGGCGGTATTGAAAGTCCTAGACAAGGTAAATGTAGGAAAAATTGCTGCGGGCATTCTTTCACTAGTAGTCGCAATGTATCTTCTTACACCTATATTTGCGTTATTTGGTGTTGCGTGGAAACCAATTATTATCGGCATTCTTTTGGTCGCAGCTGCAATGATATCGTTGGCTGGAGCTGTTAAATTGATGGATAAGGCACAACCAAAATCTGTCATATCGATTGTTACTACTATGATATTGGCAGTTTTGGCCATAGGTCATGTCTGTCAGGAATTATCTAAGATACCAGTAGATAATCTTGCAGCGGCTACTGCGGCAATAGTCTTCTCATTTATTGCACTTGGTAGCTCAGTAGCCTTGCTCTCCGGCATGTCAAAATTTGTAGAAAAAATAAATATTTGGCCGATACTTGCAATAACGTTGTCGCTGGCTGGTGGATTAACGATTTTGACATTGGCTTTTTCTCAGCTGTCCGGCATGCCAATAGAATCCATTATAGGATTATTACTTACATTTACAGCCTGTATTGCAGGATTAGCTATTGTATTTAAATTTGTCGGAGTAGAAGTGAATGCTGCTATTCCGGCAATGGTAGTAATTATTGGAGTGCTTATTGCCTGCGCGGCAGTGGCCCTTGCTTTTGCAGCTGCTATATATATTGTGACAAGTGCTATTTCGGCGTTTTTACCATCAGTAGAACAATTTATTGGATTCCTTGTTTCTATGGGGCAATATTCCGATGTCTTAGGGTCGCTTGCTGGACCGCTTGTACAGGTTGGCGCTGCCCTTATTGTAGTGTCGGCAGCGTTATATCTTCTTGGGCCTGCCTCAACCATTGCCGGAATTGGATTAACAGTATTCGGCGGTGGTCTTACCATTGCAGCAAAAGCGGTACTGATCGCAAGTGCTGCAATTACACAGTTAGCAGTTGCATTCGAGTCAATAAAATCACTTGCTAGCGAAGCAATATCGTGGGGTGCTGATTTAACCTCAAATATGGCGTTCGGTCTTCTTAGCGGAGTTCGCGATGTTGCGGGTGCAGCACTTTCAATTGCTAAAACTATTTGGGCGTACTTGCACCAGTCAACTGCAGAGATAGGTCCGTTGAAAGATACCAACATATGGGGATTTGATCTGGATACGAATATTGCCACATCAATGCTTAAAGGAATTCCACTTGTTGGACAAGCTGCCGAAGCTGTCGGCCTTAAGACTAAAGATGGTTTTATAAGTGCAACAAAAGGGGCTGGGGATGAGGCTGCTAGCGGTATCCTTGGAGAATTTGGGAGTTATCTTGGTCAATTTTTTGGTCTTGGGCAGTCTGCTGGCCTAAGTCTCAAGAGAGGTATAGCGTCTATAGCTGGCAGGTATCTCTCGCCAAAATCTGAACGCATTGCAAGAGAGTCGGCAGATACTAGTGAGTACATAGATCTTAAAAATTATGGAAAACCTAAAAAAGCCGTTGATGTCGATGATAGTGACATATTTAGTTATGAAGATCTTTTAGGATCACTTAAGGATGCAAATAGTGGCCTTGCAGATTCTTTCGATGACGTTGCCGGTTCTGCTGGTAAGGCGGCAAAAAAAACTGGTGGTGCTGGTGGTGCATCCAAAAAAGCAACCGAATCTCAAAAAGAGTTAGCTAAATATCTCAAATATTCCAACGAAGTGCTCAATACATTTGGGACTTCTTATGGTGGTGTGTTGGCTCTAGTGGATGACGTTTCTCCTATGATTGCGGCTCAGTCCGCATTCTCTGAGTTATGTGCAGAAATTTATGCGGATGCAGAAGAAGCATCTGATTCTGTAAAAAAATCAACTGACGAAACCGCAAAAAACGCTAAAGACAAAGCAGCTGAAATTCGTAAAGCGTTTGTTGAAGCGTTCGTTAAAGTTAAAAAACAGGTCTCTGATGGAATTGATTTCTTCTCAAAGTTTGATATGAAACTTGGGGAAGCTCTTACTCCAGACCAGATTCTCAATAACGCCGACTCACAGATGAAAGGCTATAAGAACTTCTATGAGCGCGTGATGAATCTTGGGCTTAAAGGATTTAATAAAGATGTCATTCAGTCAATCATAGACGAGGGCGTTGCGGCGTATCCTAAAGTTTCCGGGATGCTCAAAATGACCGCAGATCAGGTTGATAAGCTTAATGAAAAGTTCGCCAATAAAAAGGCATTTGCCTCTCAGGCTGCAGCAATGGCTATGACGGCAAGAATGAATGTTATTTTAATTAGTCATCTTAAGACTAGGCTCAAAGCAGAGACTGCTATGAATGAAGAGATCCTGAAAGAAGCAAAAGCGTATAAGGATCTTGAAGCTAGTGGTACTGCTAGTATGAGCGATCTTCAGGATCAGTTAAAAAAGGTATCAGATGCTTGCGTAAAACATGGTACTACTCTTGAAGCTTATACTCAGAAAGTTGAAAAGAGTCAGTATAAAGTTAATGAAGAAATTATGAAAGCCGCTGAAGCTTATAAAAAGCTTGAAAGCAGCGGAAGTGCTACGTCAGAAGAACTTATGGCTTCATATAAGAATCTGACGCAGGTATGTGAGGAGCATGGGACAACCATTGAGGAGGTCACTCGGAAAGTTCGAGAAAGTGGCACAGTATCTAATCAGGTTATCTCCGATGCTATTGATAAGATGGAAAAGGCGTACTCTGTAATGTCTAGATTCCAAGATTATGCTGAGACGATTGGAGAGGGCGTTAAGTCTGCTCTTGAAAGTGCATTTGATCCATTCGGCGAGTGGGATACCAAATATGACCTTACTGGCGCAAAATTAGTTGAACGAGTTAATAAGTCGCTTGCTGGAATGAAAAAATACGCCGCGCAGATGACCAATATTGCCGTAAATGGTGGGCAAGATATAATCACTTATTTTTCTGATAAGTTCAAACCTGATATTATTAACGCAATGTCTCAGTTAGACGCGCCAGGAATTACTAGTCTTAGCGAAAAACTTCTTGAGATGAAAAATCTTGCTGAAACAGCAGGAGCAAACGCATCCGCACAATGGATGTCCCGCGGTAAGTTAGATGGTATGACTTATCAGCAGGCTTTTAATGAGTATACATCTCAGGCTAATTTCCTCAACACTGCAGTTCAGAATATGGGCAAACAGTTCTCTGCTACTATACAGCCCATCATGACGACATCTGCAATGGAATCTGTTAATACTTATGTTACAGCTATGGGCACTGGTTTTGAAGAGAATGCTCCAGCGGTTCAGAAAACTGGTCTTAATAACGCTATGCTGCTTACCGAATCAATGGCAGCAGGTGTTAATGAACAGTCTGGTGTGGTTATGCAGGCAGGAAGTAATTTGTCTCAGGCTGTAAACAATGCTGTAAGAAGCGTGCTTACTCCAGACAACGGTCATGCCATTGGCGCAAACTGGGGTTCTGGTCTTATTAATGGAATACGATCTCAGATTGCTGAGGCTCAGGCGGCGGCAGTTGAATTGGCCAATGCCGTTGCCAGTGCGACAGCAGGAGCTCTTGAAGTTCATTCTCCATCTAGACTTGCGTATAGAATTGGTAAGTTTTGGGATGAGGGACTTGCAAAGGGCCAGTTCGCTGGATTGGGCATGATTAAAAATGCTAGTGTGTCGGTAGCTGATACAGTTGTAAACACGATGCAGCGCGCTCTTTCTACTGCACGCGATATTCTTAGTGATGATATAAGCACACAGCCAGTCATCACTCCAGTTATTGATTTGTCTGATGCACAAAATGGCATGAGGCGTCTCGGTTCTATGTTTAATTATAATGGGTTCCGCGTGAACGCAAATCTTGGTCATATTACTACTAATGCCGATAAGTTGAGTGCATTACAGTCTGCAATGACTCAGGGTAACAATAGCGGAAGCAATATTAATTTCACACAAAATAACTACTCGCCTACTGCATTGTCTCGGCTTGACATCTATAGACAAACCAGAAATCAGTTGGCAATACTGAAAGGAATGGTTGGTGTAACATGATTAAGTCAATCAATGTAAAAAACTTTAAAGGCGAGTCGACAGATTTGGTGATGGGGGGCCCCGGTGATTCGGGGCTCTTCGTAACCAATATTACTGGTCTTGCCCCCACCGATGCAACAATTAACATGATTGATCTTGTGACATCAGATGGGTCTTTTTTTAATTCTGCGAGACTTGGATCGAGGCAGATAGTAATAACTTGCTTATATCAGTCTATACCAGATGGTGAGCAGGCAAGAAAAGCTTCATATAAGTATTTTCCAGTTAAAAAACAAGTAACATTAACTTTTAATACGGATAAAGTTGTTGCATCTATAACTGGATATGTTGAAAAAAATGAGGCAACAGTTTTTGACCAGTTATCAAGCTGCCAAATAACAATTGATTGCCCTGATCCGTATTTCTACGATGCAGGTGCAAAAAAAGAACTCATTACTTATTTTGCAGGTATTGAGCCACGATTTGAATTTCCTTTTAGTAATGAGTCTTTGGCTGAAAATTTAATTGAATTCGGTGCATATAAGCATGCTGATCGAGCCGTTATTGTTTACGAGGGTGACGCTTCAATCGGTATAAAGATGTATATGCATGCAATAGAAGATATTGATGATACTGGAAAAATTAGAGTGTATAACGTTGATACAGATGAAAGATTTATTCTTGACTGTGCAAAACTAAAAGCTGTTACTGGGGCTGGGTTTAGCAAGTCCGACGATATTGAATTTTCTACTGAGCGTGGAAATAAACATGTTTGGTTAATAAGAAACGGACGTAGAACAAATATTTTGAATTGCATAAATAGAGATGCAAGTTGGTTTGAAATTTCTAGAGGTCCGAACATCTTTTCATTTTTATCAGATAAGAATTGGCAATATATTCAATTCTATATCAAATCAAAGACAAGATACGAGGGAATTTAAAATATGACGCCGTTAATTCTTGATAAAAATTTTGAAGCAATTGGATTGTGTGATACATTCAAGTCATTTATTTGGGCCGATAGATACAACAAAGAGGGTGACTTTGAAATCGTTACAGTTGGCGATAAGGCTAAAGAAGAAATCTATCAAATCGGAAATTATATTTATGTAACAGAATCTGACCGAACAATGATAGTCGAAAGTTTGGAGTTAAAAACAAACTATGACGATGGCGACGAATTTATTATTTCAGGGAGATCTCTAGATAGTATCCTTTCAAGAAGAATTGTTTGGGGACAGAAAGATTTGACTGGTAATTTTCAGAATGCTATCCAAACACTTCTTAATGAAAACATAATCAGTCCGTCTGATCCATCTAGAAAAATTCCAAACTTCAAATTTAAAACATCCACCGATTCTACAATTACATCTCTGTCAATAGATACGCAATTTACAGGCGATACCCTTTACAAAGCTATTCAAGGGTTATGTGATCAAAATAACGTTGGATTCAAGGTTACAAGAGAAGGTTCTGACTTTGTATTTAGTCTTTATGTTGGCACAAACAGAACATATGACCAGACGGATAACTTATATGTGGAATTCTCGCCAAAATATGACAACATAACAGAAACAGATTATGTCCAGTCTTCAAAGAATTTGAAGAACGTTACTCTTGTTGGTGGAGAGGGTGAGGGGTCAGAGAGAAAATATTATACGGTTGGGAATACTTCTGTTACTGGTCTTGATAGATATGAGCTTTTTACAGATGCAAGAGGAACCTCTTCTAAAGTAACAGATGATAATGGAGAGTCTCGCGATCTCAGTACCAGTGAATACAACGCATTACTTAAACAAAAAGGTGATGAAAATCTTGCTAAAAAAGAAAACATGGCAACAAAGTCATTCGATGGAAAACTTAATGCTGACCAAATGTTTACTCTGAATAAGGACTTTTATCTTGGGGATGTTGTTCAGGTAGTAAATGAGTATGGCATACAAGGTGTGTCAAGAATTACGGAGATTATATACTCTTGGGATAATAACGGGCTTCGGATTTACCCGTCGTTTGATAGTGCAAAAGTAAACGATATCCAAACGTCTATTCTTAGTTGGGTCGATAAAGATGGATATTGGCATTCTATAGATAAGTAGAGGTGATTGTATATGGCTCTAACATATGGCTTTTTTAATTCACAAAACGGTGACCGGAAATACAACGCCGATCAGATGTCCAGTATCTTTGACGGAATTATCGAGGATGGTGTGTATATGACCATTGCAAACCGGTTTAATGTAGCAGCAGGAGATGGGATGAGCGTCACTGTGGATACTGGTAGGGCTTGGTTTAATCACACTTGGACTGTGAATGATTCAAAGTTGATTCTAGACATCGACAAGCAGATAGCACCACTTCATAGAATTGATTCTATTGTGCTAGAAGTTAATCATGCTCTTGATTATCGGCGTAACGAAATAAAAGTGATTAAAGGAATGGCTGAAAAAGATCCGTTGCCGCCTACATTGGAAGATACTACTGAGGTGTTTTATCACAAGATTGCCGATGTTTATGTTAAAAATACTGATGAAACAACAGCAATTAATGATTCTGATATAACAAACTATGTTGGGACTTCCACGTGTCCTTATGTAACCGCGCCTCTTAAAACCATCAATGCCGACCAGTTGCTTCAGCAATGGAATGCCCAATGGCGAGAAGAATTTAGTAATCAGACCGATGCTTTTAGATCAAAGTACGAAGAGTTAGCGACTTATACTGGCCTTGCACAGGAGCATTGGAGCGCGTGGTTTGCCAATATTAAGCATAATCTTAGTGGTGATGTCGCCGGGAATTTGCAACTTCAGATTGAAAAGCTAGGTAGTGTAACTGAAGTTACTTTATCAAAAGACAACTGGGAAGAGAGCGATGGGCGTTATCACCAGACAGTATCTCTTCCGGGAGCTATGAACGACAGTATTATTGAAATTCATGGAAATGTGAACGCCGCTATGGATACCGACGCACAAAAAGCTTATTTGAGAGCGTATAATGCTGTTGCTTGCGGATATGGGACTGTAACTACCGATTCGGTGACATTTTATACGTATAAAAAGCCAGTAACGACAATCTCTCTGAAAATAAAAGGAGTCTAAAATGGGTGAAGTTTTAATGCAACCGATTGGTGGGAGTGTATCATCGTCGGACGTAACCATTACAAGAGAATTACTATTATCTGGTTACACTGGCCTCACCGCAGATTCAAATGATGAGGTTGTTGACGGGCAGCTACCAGTGCATGAAGCAACAACAAACGCAATCAGTTGGGCTAGATCATCTGAGGGTAAAACCAACATATTAGTACCATCCGGTGGGTATATTAATAAGACTTCAAACGGGTATCCGGAGATTGTAGTAGATAATGAATTATATTCAAAGTCTGAGTACGATGCCCGATGGCAAGATGGCGTGGATCATGCTGATGGAAGAGTAAACACTGAGTCAGAGTCATATAAAGCTGGGTATACGGCAAGATCGCTTCATGTGGTGAAGCTCGGGGAGTGTAGAACAAATCCTCTTCCAAGTGGTCAGGGGACGTGGTCTGGAAATAAAGCATATACCTTTGATATAACCGACTATATCCAGTATGGTATTACAGCAGACAACATTGTTCTTAGAAACGCTGGTCTGTCATGGTATAGTCAGACTAATTTCATAAATTTCAGTGCAGGTGGTGGTAGCGCGGTATCGTCAACATTATCGGGGAGTAATGCTATTGTATATTGCCCTTATGCCGCTAATCGCCAATATTGGAATGGCAGTGGTTGGAGGCAGTGGGAGTGGTACACCTATTGTGACGCATATTTGATCTATTACGCATAACTATACTTGTTATATTTCGCACCAAGAGTCGTCATTAGTTTGGCGGCTCTTTTTATATAGATGAGGGACTAGATGACAGAATGGGATTTTTATCAAAACTTAATTAATTATATAACAGGGCCACAATTCGGCAACCGAGTTTTGCTCTGGTTAATTGTATTTATTATTGTACTTACAATTCTTCAGTATAGTAAATTGCCAGTATACCCGTGGTCGATGATAGGTCGCGCAATTGGTAAATCCTTAAATGCAGATATAATTCAACAACAGGAAAAAATACGCTCAGATGTCGAGAAGTTAAGGATAGAAATGAATAAAACAGATAGTGGCATACGAGCTGAAATAAAACTTATTAACCAAAATCGAGATATTGATAAGGTAGAACTCTGGAGGAGCCAAATTATTCGGTTTGCCGATGAGATACGAGTCGGCTTACGTCATTCTGAAGAGGGTTTTAATGAAGTCTTAGAAGCCATAACAAGATACGAGCAGTTTTGTATCGATCATCCCAAATTTCCTAATTCCAAAGCAACTGCGTCTATTAGGCTGATTAAGAAAACATATGAGCAATGTCTTAAAAATGATGCGTTTATATGAAAGGGCGTATATATGACTGCTGTAGTAATTGTAACTGGTGCACTTGCACTAATAATCATAACTGTGCTGGTGATCGGGACCTGCGTGATCGTCGCAGGCGTCCGGTATATGGATGAGTAAGAAAAGGAGAGAAAAGACATGACGGATAAAAAATTTGTTGAGTTGTGCAAAGGTAAAGTGGCAGAGTACTTCAATAATCGCAAAGATGCGACTGACAAAAACGGAAACATTACGACAGAGGATGTTTTCGTCGTCTGGATGTGTAAGGCGCTGCAGAACTGGAAAGCGCTGCTCAGCACAACTGTTTCGGACGGTATGTACTACGAACTGACTTTTAATGGAGACAAAAGCGAGCTGTATCTTGACGCCTACAAGAAGTGGGAAAACAGGTGCATCAAGGTAGGGATGTAAGTCCGCAGTTGCAATGAAAAATGACAAAACTCTCGGCTAGCGCGCAGGCTGGGGTTTATGGCTCTTCGGGAAATCGGAGGGCCTTTTTATTTTATAAAGGAATTAGAGTCATGAAGCTAAACAAACTGGACTACATATTAATTATCGCTGTTATACATATGGAACTCTGGGGCACAATTTTCTTTGTTGGGTGGTGTTTATTTAATACAGAACCGACAACTTTAGAAAGCGTAATGATTCCAATATCCGCAATAGAGCTATTACTTGCCGCAGTGATCAAAATAAAGAAAAAACCTCAACCAGAGGCAGAACAATCTCAAATAGATGATATTGAAATTATTGATTTAGACGATGTAACAGACGAAGGAGGTCTAGGATGACAAAAGCGGATATGATTCGTAAGTTTACTTCAAGAAAGTTTTGGTTCGCAGTGGTAGCGTTTGTTAGCGCAATCTTGACAGCGTTTAACGTACCAGAAGCATCGGCAGCGCAGGTTACGTCTATTATTATGGCGTTTGGTGCATTGATTGCATACATTTTTGCAGAGGGATGGGCTGATGCATCCAGAGCACTTGGGCAGGGGATGATGGCGTCTACAGAGGAGACTGAGGATGAGCAAGATTGAATCGGCTATATCTTGGATGGAGCGCACCGCTAATGATGACTCTCATGGTTATGACCAAATTCATCGTTGGGGGCCTGACTATGACTGTTCCAGTGCTATAATCACAGCATGGGAGCAGGCTGGAGTTGCGGTTAAATCTAAAGGTGCTACATATACTGGCAATATGTATAGTGTGTTTATGAAATGTGGCTTTGCGGATATTACCAGCTCGATCAATCTGGCTACTGGAAAAGGACTGAGACGGGGAGATGTATTGTTAAATAAGAGACATCATACGGCTATGTTCTGTGGTGGAATGAAAGAAGTAGAAGCATCCATTAATGAAAATGGGAGAGCTATTAACGGGCTTACTGGTGATCAGACCGGAAGAGAGTTCCTCATCAGACGATATAGAAACTACCCGTGGGACTGTGTGCTGAGGTATAAAGAAGAGAGTATTGATAAGACTAATACGGCTCAGGTTGTGACTTCTGGGGCAACCTATTTTAACAGTTCTGCCGCAAAGGGAGTACGATTTGCTGTGGACCCGGCAAAGGTAACATCGTTCCTTAATATGCGTACAGACACCAAGGATAACGCTGGTAATCGCATTGTTGGTACGCTTCGTCCGGGTGAAGTTGTAATTTGGTACGGCTACTATAAGATTGATAAGAATGGGAACGCTTGGCTGTATATCTCTACCAATAGCATTGCCAATGCAAAAACTGGATATTGCGCAGAAGAATATTTAATTAAAAAGTAG